TTTCGGCCAGTTCGGCGGCGGCGCGGCGTTCTTTCTCACGCGCGACTGCCGCCTGCTTGTTTGCGGCTTCGGCCAGCGTCAGGCTGATTTTGGCCGCTTCATCCCCCCTGCCCTTTCGGTATTGCAGGGTGCGGTCAAATTGCCAACCGCCGAACAACAGGCCGGCTGCCGCCAGCACGGCAAAGAGTTTCAATTCATTCATATTGTTTCAGCATTTCCCGATAATTTTTGATTTCGCGTTCGGCAAACTCAAACGCTTTCAGGTCTGCGGTTTCGCTCGCCTGCTTGCGCTTTTCTTCCCATTCAGCGATACGCGCTCAGAAATTCGACAGGATTCATAGCTATGCCTCGCTTGCACCATGCGCGGCGGTTGCCGTAACAGATGACAAAACATAACGTTCAGGCGCGGGGCTTGATGGCACGGATTTACCATCTACCAACTTAGACGGCCAGAAGTAGCCGTCAATATCCGCCGCGTTGAACGGCACGATAGACACAGTGTTACCCTGATTCCCACCTAAACCAAGAATCTGACCTTTTGCATTTTTGCCAACTACGAAAAACACATGGCAGCCGCCCTTGCGCGATTTGACGGCAATGCAGCCGTAAGCGGGTTTAGATAACTTGGTCAGTCCTGCTTCTGCCCACGCCTTTGCGCGGTACCAGTCTTTGATGACGGCACGTCCGCCCTTGCCGAGGCAATAGCCGACAAACAGGCCGCACCACGGCGTTTCGTCTTCAAAGTACCAAGACTTCGCCGCGCCGGGGAAATTCCCCATTTCCTTCAGCCATTCGACAATCTTCGGGTTATGCTTCGCGCCGACGATTTCTTTCAGGCCGATGTGCTTCTTGGCTTCCGCCATCCACGGTAATTCAGTCATTTCTTCATCCTCCAATAAAAAAGGCCGCCTGAAACGGCCTGTGCTGTTGAATTAGTCTTTATCGATGAGCTTTTCAGCCGTTTTCCTCAGCCATTTCTTCATCAATTCAGGGGCAAGTGTTTTCACGGTATCCATCGCATGACCCGTCAGGATGCCGACAAATGCTCCGGCAACCGCGCAAGTCCATACTTGATTTACCATCAAAAACCGTTCCGCTACTGCCGCCGCCGCGACTGCCGAAATCAAGGCTTCGAACAGGCCTGATACTGGCGTATCATGGTCTTTCATGCTTGACCAGACACTGCCGACAATGCCGCCCCCTATGGCAAACAGATAGCCGAATTGAAAAAAATCGTGCATCATTCCCCCTTTTGTTCTCGTTTGAATTTATCCTCCGAAAACAAGAATTTAAGTGAGTTATTTCCAGCGAGTAAGCAAAGGAATGCCAACACGGGCGGGATAACCATGCCCGTATGTGCGGGCGGGTATGCAGCCCAAAACGCATATGCCGTCAGATACCAGATAAAGGCCGATATAAGCAGCATATAGCCCGACAATACTTCCCCTTTGAACGTCTGCCAGTACATCGCCGCCAGTTGCAGCAATCCGACCCCGCCAAATACCAGTATCAGCGTCAGTTCCGAAATGTCCTTGAACTTGTAGTAAATAGGCCAGTTGTAGATGTCGTTCGGCGAGAACGCGAAAACCAGTGCATAACCAATCATCGAACACCCGCTGACAAACTCGACCGCCCGCGTTCCCGTCCCGAAAAGCCACCTTTGGAAGCGCACAGGCAAAAATCGAAGTTCGAAAGCATATTTCAGCCATTGGATAGATTTGCTCATATTAAATCTCCGTAAAAAAGGCCGTCTGAAACGGCCTGTCATGCGATTTTGAAATCACGGTTTAATTGTTTAAGCAGCTTGGCAAGGTCTTTTTTGTGGATAAAGTCCCCGCCCGTGGTATTGATGACGATGGTATCGCCCCCGCCGCCCTGCCCCGCCATATCACGGATGGTCTGCGCATGTTCCGCAGGCAATACCATCTCGTTTTCGTGCAGTTGGGTAAGCGGGTTGATACCTGCCGGAATATCCCAGCCTCCCGCTGCCGACGGAATCCGCGTCGTGGTGGTGGTCGAACCCCCGCCGCCTCCGCCGCCCATCAACCCCATTACAGCCGCCATCATGGCCGCCATTGCAGCAACGGCGAGAATAGGACCGACATACGGGATTGATGCTTGAGAAGAAGCCGCGCCGGATGCGGCCTGCGTAGCATTACTACCGACGACCGACTTCGTTTCTTCCGCTTTATTGGCGACTGTTTTAGCTTTTGCCGCAGTCTCTAAAGCCTCCTTAGTTCCGAAAATCATCTTGTAAATCGCTGATTCCTGAACCATACGCTGCATCATTCCTGCAAGCGGCTTTGTAACCATTTCTTGAATAAAGGTTTGCCCCATACTCTTGAAAAAGTTATTCATAGCCTGACGGAAATTCTGCGTTCTCGACAACATCGCCGAGAAAGCCTGCCCCATCTGTTGTTGAGCCTCTTCCCAAACGTTCTTGCCGCCGTCTTGCAGCATCTCCACCAACGAAGGTGCATCCTTGCGGCGTTGCTGTTCGCGTTTGCCTTGGTTCTTCTCCTGATTCAGGCTGTGACCCCGATCCAGTTCCCCGACCTGCTGCTTCAGCTTTTCAACGGCCGCCTCACTGTAAGTCGGGTCTTGTTCGGCCAGCGCGATACGCTCCTGCAATGCGTCGTAGGCGATTTGGTATCGGCGGTTTTCAAACTCGATTTCCAAATCAAGGCGTTCGAGTTGCGAGATGCGCCCGGCTGAAAGGGCTTGGTCGGCGGCTTCGGCCTCCAAATCCAAACGGTATTTGTCCGCCTTTTCCCACTCCTCCACCTGCCGCAGCTTGGCTTCCGTAGACTGCTTGGCCAGCGAGTGTTCCAACGAAACGATTTTTTCACGGATTTTCACGCCGTCCTTGCCGCCCGCATCCACAAGCGACAGCTTTTCCTTCCAATAGGCGCGTTCGCGGTTCAAATCCCAATCGGCATGGGTCTTGCCCTCGACGCGCATTTCCTCGTGGGCGAGTTTTTGCGCCTTGATTTCGGCTTCCCACTTCTGCATTTTGTCATTCTTGCCGCCTGCTCCGCCCGAACCTCCGCCGCCCCTTCTCCTGCCGCCCCCGCCTCCGCCGCCAGAAGGTACGGAACGACGCGAAGAACTGCCTCCGCCTCCGCCTCCTGCCGATTTGCCGGACGGCCTTTTACTTGCAAAGTATTGCTGCAATCCTCCCTGTTGCTGACGTGCCACCTCTTCCGCATAGATTTCGTCGAAACTGCGTCCGACTTTCGGCTTTTCAGCGGCATCATTGCGCCCCAGCTTGATTTCTCCAACCGTGCCGATGCCTATACCCGGCACTTTGTTGGCCAGCTCGATAACGCGGTTGATACCGGCAATCGCCGAATTGACCAGCCGCTCGATACTTCCAATCGCAAAGTTGGCTGCCGCGACTGCACCGTTCTGAATCGCCGCCCACAAATCGCCGAAGGATTCGATAGCCCAAACAACCGCAGCCCTAATAATTGCGCCGAAAGCGTCAAAAACCTTGCCGATTTTCTCCAGCAATCCCGTAAAACCTTCGCCCGTATCGCTGAAAAATCCGCCGAAGGCCGCCGTTTGTCCGTCTGCAGAATCACTGCCCGCACTGGTCATATCGTTATAGACGGCCTCAATCAAGCTGCCCAATCCTTCATAGCCCGTGCGGATTAAGTCGAAAACATCGGATGCAATACTGCCTAACACATCCATGGCTTCGCCGAGGTTGCCCGTTGCGGCCAACAAGCCGACCACCAAGGCCGTAGCGGCAACAAGCGGATTAGCCGCCATCAGCGTCCACAAACCCTGAACCGCACCCGACAACCCGCCGACGGCAATCGTCAAGCCGCCGAAAGACTGCACCAGCATGGCGATTCCGACCAATACCGCCGCACCGACCAACTCTTTCAAGTGATTGGCGACAAAGGCAATCACGGCGGCCACGCGGGACATAATGCCCGTCCCGTTCATCATATCGCCGACCAGGCTTTGCCAGTTATTGCGGAAAATCTGCAAGGCGTTGCCCATCGTCATTGGCATTTTTGCCGCCTGCTCCGCGAACTTTTCCGCCGAACCGGAAATGGCTTGGAAAATCACATCTGCCGTCAGCTTGCCTTCACTGCCCAGCTTTTTGATTTCCGCGCGGGATTTGCCCATGTATTCCGCAATGGTATCCAACAGGATAGGCGCGGCTTCGGCAATCGATTTAAATTCATCACCCTGCAACACCCCGCTGCCCAAGGCCTGCGAAAGCTGCAACAAGGCCGCAGACTGCTGCTCCGCCGCCACGCCGCCGATGGTCATAGCGTTATTCGTGGCTTCGGTAAATTTCAACACCTCTTCCTGCGAATAGCCGTAGTCCTTCAACGCACGGCTGCTCTTCACATACAATTCGGTCGTGGCCGACAAATCCGCCCGCGTCTGATTGGCCACCTGCAACAAACGGCCTTTTACCGCCGCAAATTCCGCCTCTCCCGCCGTCGTCTGCCGTACTTGGTTGTCCAGTACCTGCATCTTATCGGCGGTTTCAGCCATTCCTTTTGCAAACGACACCAACGCGAAACCGGCAAACAAACCTTTCAGACGGCCTATTACACCGGCAAAGCCGCTGCCAGCCGATTCGGCTTTCTTTAAGTCCTCGTTCAACTGCTTAATCTTGCGCTGATAAGTTTCCACATCGATTGCGCCGACTTCGAGCAGCTTGTTTACTTCCGCCTGTTTGGATTTAAACTGCTCCATCGGCGTGCGCGTTTCCAAATACACCCGCTTGGCCGATTCCGTGATTTTGCGGAAAACGGCTTCCTGCGCCGCGCCGACGTCTTTCAGGCTGTCCGGATTGAAATGCAGCCCATTTTGAAAGGCTTTCCGCACATCGGCCATCTGCGCCTGAATCCGCGCCTTCACGTTCGCGATGGCGTCTTCAATCTGCTTGGCCGCAGCCGCAGCCGCATCGGCCGCGCCGTCAAAGCCCGCCGCCGTTTCGTTCTGCGCCGTAATCTTGATTTTGGCTTCTAAATCGCTCATCTCGCCACCTGTAAAAAAGCCGCCCGATACCGGACGGCGTTACCCTTCATGCTTTCATTTTCAAGCGGTTTCCAACAGTTCCGCCCCGGCAAAAATACTGTCCGTATTGCCTTCTTCCACCGCCTTGCGGTACAGCCATTCTTTGCATGATTCGCCTTCGGCAGGCAGGCCGCCTATCGTCAAAGAGTGCGAACAAAGCGGATTGCGCTTCGATTCGTGCGCTTTCTTCGATACATAACCGTTCAGCGTCGCGGTCGTGCTGCCGTACTTGTAGTCGATGCCCACATATTCGATAACGTGGTAGGACGCCACTGCGCCGGTGCTTTCGTCTTCGATTTCATGCTTGATTGCGATTACCTGTTTTGCCATGATTTTTCCTTTCGATAGGCATTAAAAAACCCGCTTTCGCGGGTAGAAAAAGCCATCTTTTCAGACGGCCTCACAAATAAAACAACATTCCTTCCAACGGCATAAACATTTGATTGTTCGGGAACAGATATTCCGCCTTCCCGCCCCAATTTACCTTCTCATTGTAATTCCGCGTAACCAGCCGGCGGCAGATGTATCGCGGCGTTACCTTGTAGCAGGCGATATTGGCTTCGGCAACTTCCGATACGGCACCGTCCCAATACGACCTGTAACGGAACCGCCGCACGGACGCATCCAGCATCACGCCCAACCTCACGTTTTCAGGCGGCCGCCATTCGACGGGATAGTTATCGAAACTTGCCTGCATCCCCTTGTCGGGAACGGGAAAATAACCGAACGGGCGCAGCATCGGCTGGGCGGCGGTAAAGGCCAGATGCCCGTCCGGCGTATAGATGTTGAAAAATCCCTCCTTGTCGGGAGGGAGGCTGCTGAAGCGGTACACTTTGATTTCCGCCGCCGTTGCGGAAGGTTTCCACTCCCTCGGGTCTCTCGGCTGATAGTCTTCGAGACAGCCGACGCTTAAAATCCCCGCTTCGGGGTCAAAATCGCGCACCGCAACCAAATGCGTGGATTCAGCCAGCACAAGCACTTCGTCTTTCGACTTCGGGATTTCCCAGCCCGTGTGTTTATACGCCACCCCGTTAATAAATACGCCGGCCGAATAAGTTTCAACCGACTTCAGGTAAAAGCCCTTGATGGCCGAATCAATTGCCACCGCACCCTGTTCCGTGTAACTGATGACGCCGAACGACATAACTACCACACTCCGTAAATGATTGTAATGGGGACGACAACCAAATCGTAAGTTAATAAGCCGCTCTGCTCGTCTAAAAACAGCTTTATCGGGAATCTTTGGTTGCGCCCGTATTTGTGCCACACCGGGAAAACCAACGGCCTCTCCTGCGGCCGCAGCGGGATTTGGAACGTCCCGCTGCCCCGTATAACCGTCTCGCCGATAATCTTAAACAGGCGGTGGCTGTTGTCGAAAACCAACCTTCCCCCTTCGTCGTACACCTCCAAACCGTAACCGGCCATTGCTTACATCCTCCATTCGGGTTAATATCAAACCGCCCCTGCTTCATCCTTTCTTAACAGGGGTATGAGGCCGCCTTCACACCGAACAACAGGCGGCCTCGCCTTTTAGCTCAACTGACCCAATCTCACGCGCAGCACGCCGTTTTCGTCGTACACCTCAATGCCGTCGTTCGTCATTTTCATGCCGACATTGCCCGAAGCCGCAGAAATCGACACCTGCCCCGTGTTGCTTACCGAAAAACGCCCGCCGCCGATATTCAGGCTGCCGCCGCTGATATTCCCCATATCGGCGGAAATAGCGGACAACTTATCGACACCCAATTCCCGCGCCGTCACACTGCCTGCCCTGATTCGGTTTGCATTCAGCGTATTGGCCGCGATTTTGTCGCCATGTATCGTTCCGGCGTTCAGATTGTCGATAATCGCCTTGCCGTTGACCACCAGTTCGCCATTCACGCCGACACGGTTTTTCTGCGTATCCACCGTAAACGGGAAAATATCGGCCTTACCGACAGCACCGACGCCGAAGCAGTCGGCGGTTATGATGAACTTGCTTTCGGGTACGCCGTTTTTCAGCGTGGTTGCCGCGCCGTAGCCCGCCACCCTGCCGTTTACGTCCACCTTGACCGTGTACTGCGCTTCCAGCCCGTTAATGCTTCGGGCGTGGGTTTGGATGGACGCAGCATTGCCGTTTACCGACGTTTGCAGGGTCGTTATCCTTTCCGTTACCGCCCTGATATCGCCTTCAGCCTTTGTAACCGCCCGTTCAACGGTTTGAGTTACTGCCGTCAATGCGGCTTCGCGCCGTGCCGCCTCATCTTCCGGCGCGGGCGACCAATCCGTGCCGACCGTGCCGCGTTCCAACTTGATGCGGTCGATGCGGCTGACTGTTGTCGATTCCCTCCTGTAAAAAAACAATGCAAGGTTTTTCGATGATGCGTTCGGCTGCTCACGGCCGCCGGTTATCGGCGCGTTCCAATCAAACGTTACCCTGTAAACACCGTCTTTAACCTTAGTCAACCGCGCCAGTTCGCGGTTGCCGAACGTGTTGTAAACACCTACCGTCCGGTCGGCGGCGACCTCACCCCAAACTGTCAGCGTTACTGCTTCGCCCACATTCGGAATATCGGCCAAGCCGTAACTCAAGCCGTAATCGCCGCCCTGATAGGCCGCATCAGAGCCGCGCAGCAGATTGCGTCCGCCGATTTGCAGGCCGCCGATGCTTGCCGACAGTTCGCTGATTCTTTGTGCCGTCGCACCATCCTTCCCGGCCTGCGTAGAGGCAAACTGACGGAAATCCGCATCAACCCGATTGGCC